GTGTTTAACAAACAAGCAGGTGCGTTTACCATGTTGGTAAGAGACACTACCCCAGTGGGCACTATTACATTTAATGAACAGGGCGAAGAAGTCACACTGATTTCAAAAGAAACCATTCAAGAATCTGTGCGTTTCTACAATGTGTGGACTCGGTATCACTTGAACCTGTTTGCTGACGGTATATTGACCAGTAATAGATTCAACAACATCTATCCTATTCGGGATATGAAGTTTGTCAAAGATGCCAGAGCACTAAGACCTTTGGAAGAATTTGCCAACATTGATCCCAAATACATTGCGGGATTGCGTCTACAAGAACAACCCGCACAGTACTCTGCTGAATACATTAGAGATTATGTAGAAAACAAGTTAGAAAGGTTGGATGTTAATTTGGTAAGCACACAATGACAGAAATCTTATTCACACTCATAGCCACACACCTTACCATCATATGCGTTACCTTGTATCTACATCGTAGTCAAAGTCATAGAGGCGTAGAATTCCATCCAGTACTAGCACACGCTATGCGTTTCTGGCTATGGCTCACAACAGGTATGACCACCAAGCAATGGGTAGCAGTTCATCGCAAGCATCACCAGAACACAGACGTAGAAGGCGATCCACATAGTCCACATGTATACGGCATATGGAATCTAGTATTTGGCGGAGTCAAGTATTATAACCGTGCAGGCAGTGATGCGGCCATGGTTATGAAATACGGAATGGGTACTCCCAAAGACTGGATCGAACGTAAACTTTATACACCCCACCATCGCCTGGGCATTCTTGTAATGTTGGTCATAGATCTCGTATTATTTGGGCCATGGGGATTTGTAGTGTGGGGTGCACAAATGTTATGGATACCATTCTGGGCTGCGGGTTTTATCAACGGAATGGGCCACTGGTGGGGATATCGCAATAGCGAGACCGAGGATCATAGTCGCAATATTAGTCCATGGGGTATAGTTGTGGGTGGGGAAGAACTACATAATAATCACCATGCAGACATTGCTAATCCTAAGTTTAGCCGTAAGTGGTTTGAATTTGACATAGGTTGGATGTATATCAAGATCTTAGAGAAGTTAAAACTAGCTACAATTAAAAGTTAATTAACATATAACTTGCTCACGTAGCTTAACACAAGTATTACATACTAGGCCAGGTGAAATATTTTTCTAACAGGAGCATTGGTTAATAAGTATTAATTATGAAATTAATTTTTACAGACATAGTAGAAAACGGCCGCTGGGGAACTACTATATGTGGACCGGGATCCACTTTAGAGTATACTGCACATATCAGAGCTGCACTGCCACTTCTAATAGAAAAACATAACATCAAATCAATGTTTGATGCTCCATGCGGAGATTTTTCGTGGATGTCTACAATATTCCTTAAGGCAGCAGATTTTACTTATATTGGTGGCGATATAGTTGATTCCCTTATAACTAATAACAAGGAAAAATATCCTTTGGTTAATTTTATCAATTTTGATTTAACTGAAGATAAAATGCCAACAGTTGATTTGTTTTTTTGCAGAGATTGCTTATTCCATTTAAGTTTTAAAAACATTGACCGTGTATTACAAAACTTTATTGATAGTGGTAGCAAATACATATTGGTATCAAATCATTATGAAAAAAATTCAACAAATGACATTACTGAAGGAAAGTCAAGATACATAAATTTTTTGCATGCTCCTTATAATTTTCCAGAACCAATTGATTCAATACAAGATTGGAATCTTCCCGATCCTAAAAGATATATGCTGATGTGGAATAGAGAGACAATAATAAACTATTTTGAAATAAAGAACAATATGACTAAAATACCAAAAATTATACATATAATTTGGGTAGGTGACGAAGAAAAGCGACCCGACTCATACATACAAACCTGGTCTACCTTGAACCCAGACTGGGAAGTAAGACTATGGGGTAATCATGATTACAATAATTATCCTTGGAAAAATAAAAAAGCAATGGAATCATTGTGGGACGATGATAAATTCGAAGTAAGTCGTAAAAGTGCTATTGCTGATATAATGCGTTATGAAATATTATATAACCATGGAGGCTTTTGTGTAGATGCAGATGCAGAATGTGTTACTAAATTGGAAGATTGGTTATTTGATGCAGAGGCATGTGCAGGGTGGGAAAACGAAGAAGCAAGACCGGGTCTTATTGCTGTTGGTTATATGGCATCCATTCCTGGCAATGAGTTCTTCAAAAGCATAGTTGACGAAATATACAACGATCCTGACATAACAGACGGCCCGCCCTGGATTAAAACCGGACCCACTAGACTGACTAATGCATACAACTCACTTAATTATACTGGTTTAAAAATCTGGCCTTCATACTATTTTATACCAAATCATTACGGAGCACCACCGTACAATGGCACAGATACAGTATTTGCAATTCAACATTGGTCAACTACACGAGATATATTGGCAAATGAAGAGTTAAAGCGAAATCCACCAATTCCCAAAGCAAAAACTTGTATATATACAATTGCATTAAATGAAATAAAACATGTAGATAGATTTATGGCGCATTGTGCAGGTGCCGATCTTGTGTTAGTTTGTGATACCGGATCAACCGACGGAACAGCTGATAGACTCAGAGAGTTGGGTGCTACTGTATATAACATAATGCAAACACCATGGAGGTTTGATGTAGCCAGAAACATAGCATTAAGTCTTGTTCCGTTAGATATTGATTTATGTATTAGTATAGACTTAGACGAATGCTTACAACCAGGTTGGAGTGAATTAATCGAATTACATTGGCAAGAACAACGTGGTCAAATCTCCAGGATCAAGTATGACTATATATGGAATTGGCAACCAGACGGTGTAACACCCGAAGGTAGATTTCATATTAGTAAAATACATAGCAGAAAAGGATTCCAATGGAAATTCCCATGCCATGAGGTTTTATATAATGCCAGTGGTGAACCAGAGTTTCCTATAGTTAACATTCCCGAAATACAATTACATCATAGATCGGACCCTGACAAGAGCAGAGGATCGTATTTGCAATTACTCGAGTTAGGGGTTAAGGAGGATCCACATAGTGATCGTATGCGTCATTACTATGGGCGTGAGTTAATGTATAAAGGTCGTTATTCAGAAGCAATTAAAGAATTAGAACATCACGTAAAAATGCCCGAAGCATGGTGGGACGAAGAACGTGCTGCAAGTTTAAGATATATTTCAAGTTGTTATCGAAATTTAGGCGACAGTGCCAAAAGCATTGAATACGGGATGAAGGCTGTGTTAGAGTGGAATGCCAGTAGAGAAACTTGGATGGAGTTAGCCGATGCTGCATATGCAGGATCGGATTGGCATACTTGTTATTGGGCAGCAACTAAAGCATTGGCTCTTACTACCATAACAACCAGTTATCGGACCGAAGCACGTAATTGGGGTTATAGGCCCTACGATCATGCAGCATTGTCGGCATACCATTTGGGATTGTTTACTGACGCAGTTAAACATGGCAAAGAAGCAGTGCGCCTATGCCCGGGGGATTCTCGATTACTATCAAACTTACAATTTTATGTAGATGGTTTGAACAAACAATTAGAATTGGCTTAATATCATTTGTTTTAGTTTCTTAGATAGTGTATACTACTAGATATGCTGAACACTATCCAAGAAACAGTTAACAATCTGTGGACTTCTAATAGAAAAACTAGATCATCTGCATCAGGTTGGGTTTCGGGTAATGCGGTCTGCTGTCCACATAATGGAGAGAGTGTAGATACAAGAGGACGTGGTGGAGTTATTAGCAATGGTGACGGCCATGTTAGCTATGCTTGTTTCAATTGTAATTTTAAAACCGGATATCAGCCCGGGCGCCATTTAACTTACAAGTTTAGGAAATTGCTAGGATGGCTGGGTGCAGACGAAAATACTATTAGGAAACTAGTAATTGATGCTGTACGTATAAAAGATCTAGTAGCACCCGAAACTATAAAAGAAACGGATAAAGAACAGCCAACATTTAAAGCCAGAGTACTACCAGAAGATGCAGTTAATCTATTAGAATCACAAGATTTAGCTGCCTTAGAGTACTTACTTGAACGTCAAATTGACCCTGCAGAGTATACTTTTTATACCAGTAGTACATTGGCGCATAATTTAAACAGAAGATTAATAATTCCATGCACCTGGCAGAATAATACAATTGGCTATACGTCAAGAACGTGGGATCCGGCAGTTAAGCCAAAATATTACTCACAGTATGAACCCGGATATGTGTTTAACGTAGACCGGCAACGACCTAGTAGTCGATTTGTAGTAGTATGTGAAGGTCCGTTTGATGCAATGAGTATCGATGGTGTTGCTGTATTAGGAAATGAATGCAGCGAATCACAAGCTGATATTATTGATAGTTTAGGGAAAGAAGTTGTGGTAGTCCCAGATGGTGATCCAGCAGGAGCAAAATTAATCGACCAAGCTATTGAATACGGATGGACCGTTAGTTTCCCAGTTTGGTTAGAAACTTGTAAAGACATCAATGAAGCAGTAGTACGTTATGGAAAATTGTTTGCATTGAAATCCATCTTAGATGGCCGTGAAACAGGTAGGCTAAAAATTCAGCTTAGAAAACGTAAGCTATATAACTAACATATGAACAAAGAATATTCAGCAGATTTACAAAAGTTATTTTTAGAAATAATGGTAGCCGATGGGCATAGCTATGTGCGTGTTCAAAACATTTTTAATCCAGAAAACTTTGATCGTAGTTTACGTGAGTGTGCTAAGTTTATTGCTGGCTATTCTGAGACGTATATATCATTGCCGGGATTAGATCAAATACGTGCAGTAACTAAAGTTGACTTAAAACCAGTACCAGAACTCAATGACGGATTACTTGAGTGGTTTATGAATGAGTTTGAAAGTTTTACTAGACGTCAAGAACTAGAACGTGCAATCTTAAAGGCAGCAGACTTATTAGAAAAAGGCGACTACGATCCAGTAGAGAAATTAATTAAAGATGCAGTACAAATTAGTCTTACTAAAGATATGGGTACAGATTACTTCGCAGATCCTGTGGCACGTATCAACAAGTATTTTAATTCGGGTGGACAAGTTAGTACAGGTTGGCCGCAAATGGATAGGCTACTGTATGGTGGATTTAGTCGCGGTGAACTAAACATCTTTGCAGGTGGATCGGGTTCGGGTAAATCATTGGTAATGATGAACATGGCATTAAATTGGCTTGATGCAGGACTAAATGGTGTGTATATTTCTTTAGAGTTGAGTGAAGAACTAACTAGTTTAAGAACTGATGCAATGGTCACTAGTACAGGTACTAAAGACATACGTAAGGATGTTGATTCAACTGCACTTAAAGTTAAAATATTTGGTAAAAAAACAGGTAGCTATCAGGTAAAAAGTTTACCAGCACAGAGTAACATTAACGATATTAGAGCATACTTAAAAGAATATCAAATACAAAAAGGTCGGCAAGTTGATTTTATTATGATTGACTACTTGGACTTGCTAATGCCAGTTAGTGCTAAAGTTAGTCCTAGCGATTTGTTTGTTAAAGATAAGTATGTCAGTGAGGAATTACGTAATTTAGCTAAAGAGTTAAAGATACTAATGGTAACTGCAAGTCAATTGAATCGTAGTGCAGTAGAAGAAGTAGAATACGATCATAGTCATATCTCGGGTGGTATTAGTAAAATTAATACAGCAGATAATGTGTTTGGTATCTTTACCAGCAGATCAATGAAAGAACAGGGTAAATACCAATTGCAATGTATGAAATCTCGTAGTAGTACTGGTGTAGGACAAAAAGTTATTTTGGATTACAATATTGACACTATGAGAATTACAGATTCTGGTGTAACGGAAACTACAGAATCTAGTTACAAAAGCAAAGCAGATGATGTTATGAGTCAAATTAAATCCCGTGGGCCGGCAGAACATAGTCATACACAAGAGCCCGTTGTGGTTAAAAACGTGCAATCGGACAGTGCGAATCTTAGGAATATGCTAAAAGGACTAAAGAGTAATCGCGAAGTTTAATAATCGACTTCAGGTATAAATATATCATATTACGGAGATATTCCTTGCAAAAACGTACTAGAAGTCTGTTAGCTGAGTTAGATAGTATACCTACTAATAGGGACAAGCAACATTTTGTAGAAAGTCGTGCCACAAATCTGATTCAGAGTGCAATAAATTTAATGAGTTTTATTAAAGAAAACTACGATGTTGAAACAGCCGCCGAACTTGAAAAGCGTTTGTTTAATAGTATTAAAAGCGGTGATTCATCAAAGTTTGTTCGTGGAATAAGAAAGATTAAAAATGAAAACTAATGAAATTATTGTCGACGAAGGGTTGTGGGATGGCATCAAAGCCGCAGGAAGCGCATTAAAAGGAGCATATAAAGGTGCTATGCAAGGCGGCAAAGACAGTTGGGACCAAGCACCAAGTTCGGGGCAAATGTCGGCAGCACAAAAAGAAATGAAAGCTCGACTAAAAATGAGCACAGACGACTCATTTGCAGATTGGGGCAAATGGCTGGTAGTTAACCCACAGGCAGATGCTACTGCTATTAATGCAGCAATACAGGCTTGGTCGGATGCACAATTTAAAGAAGCACTAGTAGACGGCGATGTAACCGAAGTTCCGCTGCCGACTATACAGTCACCAAACGATACACGTTCAATGTATGATTATATTGCAAAAAGAACTGAAGAATTTTACAGAAAAGCAAACTTTCCCGGAATGGCACAAACTACAGGCATGTGGGCAGGGGCCGTTGGAAATTTAGGAGCAGGTACAGCAGCTAACCCAGCCGCTAGTACAGCGCCCGATCCGATAAAAAATATGGCAAAAACTGCCAGTAATACAGTCGATCCTGCCGCGGCCGCTGCTGGCGAAATTGATCCAAGCATACTTGCAGATATAAAAGCAGAATTGCGTAAGTCTTTTCCTGCAGCCGATGTACGAGCAATGACAGCAAACTTGCCACCCGGTGTGTCTGTTGACGACGGAGTAGATTTAGCAATTGCTGCTCATAGTAAACTACGCCCGCCAACCAATAATTATTCAAGACCGGTAGGAACTCCTACAAGTATAAAATTTGTCAAAGGACCACAAGGCTGGACCGACGAGAAAACAAAAACTTTAAAAATAACAGATCCAAAAGCAATATCTGCATTAGAAAAATTATTAGTACAGCCATCACCACCCCCGGCACCTGTGTCACCCCCGGCTGCTCCGTCTGTAGTAAATAAAGACGGATCAATTACTGTCGCCGGGGCAAAGGGAAAAGATGCTGGTAAAGTAATGCCTACCGATCCTCGGTATCCAGCGTTAAAAGCAGCATTAGAAAAACAAGCAGGGACAACAACTAAAGCCGATGATTTGGCTGCTGCTGCCGCCGCATTCTCAGCGGCTGTAAATGCTCGTGCCGCACCAGAAAAACAACCCGGTGTTGCCGGACTACCATCTGCCAAATCCAATATAGATCATTTATTGTCGGCAGACGAATTGGCGCAACTTGCTAGTCCAGATTACGGAAAACCCAAGGGAACAACTCGAATTGAACCAACAATGGAACCTGGCGGGCAAACACAAGGACCAAAGATGGCACAAGATGTAGGATGGTTTGAACCACAGACATTCCCACCAGATGCAAATAGTACAACTACTGTTCCTGAAATAAACGGCTTAAAATTAATGAAATCAAATTCAACACCAAGAGGTCCACAGCCTCCCAAGGCATTAGAAGAAGAAATGATAAACGAAGGCGGTAATGCAATCGATGCAGCCGAACCTGTCAATCGCGAAGATGTTCCTAATGTAGTTGAAACAGCTAAACGACTATTGCCTAAAGAATTGTTAAAGAATTTACAAGTAGATATAGGTTCTGCAGGATTTAAAAAGAAACCATCTGGCGATATTGATTTGATGATCGAAGCAATAGATCTAGTTACTTTGTTTAAAACACATAAAAATACTCCCGAAGAAACAATCAAAGCCGCGAAAGTTGCATTGCAAACATATCTTGAAGCTAAAGGAATAGATGCCAATGTCAAAGGAAGAAATGTACATGCAGGCATTCCTTACTTACAAAAGAGTACGCACCATTCTAAAGTTGCACAAGTTGATTATATGGTAATTGAAGAAGCAAAGATAGTTGCGCATTGGCACCAACACGGTCCACGCGGTATGTATGATGATGATAATTTTAAAGGTAATGAAATCTTTATATTAATCAGCAGCATAGCAAAACCATTGGGATTAAAGTTTGATCCATTTGCAGCAAAATTAGTTAATAGAGAAACAGGCGAAATTGTAGCAAGAACTAGAGATCAAGCAGCTAAGATTTTGTTTTACCCACCACCGAGAGAAAAAGGTGATGCATTTAATAGCGTAAGGTCGATGATTAAAGCATTAGAAAATGACCCTGATAAAGAAGTTAAACTAGCACAAGCAAGAGCCGACGAGAATAAAGGCTTAATTAAACTGTACGAAGCAGTTAAGACAGGAAGCCCGGCTTGGTTTAGGAAACTAGCCGACCTATGAAAAAGTCGTTTGTAGATTATTTAATTGAAGCTACCGAAGGGCCGAGAATACCACATCCAGAGGATAGTATTTTTTCTGGGGTTGCGGAAGCTAAAAAATATCTAACTGCACTTAAACAAGTTGTAGCAGCACCAAACGGCATCTCCATTAAATGGGATGGTGGTATTGCATTGTTCTTTGGGCGCCGGGAAGATGGTACATTTTTTTGCTCAGACAAATACATGTATCCCAAGGGAGTATTAGCTACAAGCCCTGCACAATGGCTTGAATATGATCAGGCACGTGGATCTAATAGGGGAGATTTGTATGAAAAAATTAAAACAATCTGGCGCGGCCTTGAGTTTGCTGTAGTAGAAAAAGCAGTATTCAAGGGCGATTTAATGCAGTCAGGGCCTGTTAATATGGTAGATGGCAAATTTCAATTTGCTCCTACTACTGTAGACTACAAGATTGCACCTGATTCAAAATATGGGCAGTTAATTAATAAAAACACACGTGGTATAATTGTAGTACATCAAAAGAACAATGCACCATGGGATGGAAAAACTGGCTTGCGCAACGGCGGCGAAGTTGTAGTTATTGAGCCAAAAATTGGTATATCGTTTGCATTAAATTATCCTTCGCAATTGTTTTCTAAAGCAGATTCATTGCTAAATGGACGCAAAGGTGCCAATGCTGAGTCGTTTTTAAATAGTATTGATGGTGTTGCAAGATCTGCAATTCAAACCTATTTTAATAAAAAAATTACACAGCAAACCAATGAAGACTTAGATATTTGGTTATCTAAAGGAAATATCAGTACCAAACAGGTAAAGCTATTAGTAACTGGTACAGGTGAATTAGATAAAAATGGAAAACCAATTCCTGGTTATTTAATAACGCATAAGCAACAATACCTAGATCTAGTAGATATTTGGAATGCTATCTATGTACTCAAAGACAATCTGGTTCAACAATTAGAGAGTCAAGTGGGCGGCATAGAACAGACTATTAAAGGACAACCCGGCGGAGAAGGGTTTGTATTTCCTAGCAGTATAGGCTTAATTAAGCTGGTAAGCAGGGGGACATTTGGTGCAGCCCACTTTAACAAGTGAAAATTTTAAATATTTGATAAATATTTGTAACGCGAAAGCGTAAATTTTAAAAGGAAAATATCATGGCAATTTTTACAAGAGTAAATGGCAAATCGGAAGTTTACAGCGCAGCTGGACGTCAAATCTCGTTAACTTCTTTCAGTAAGACAAATATGACTCAAACTGAATTAGATGCAGTTGTACAGTACATTCAACAAACTGCCTCAGTTTTAGCTATTGGCGGCGACACAACAGGTGGCTTTGTTAGTGGTACCACTGATGTAGTACATATCATCACCGAAGGTCCAGCACCAGCAGCTGGTGCAGACTTTGGCGCAGTAACTGGTGTTACAGCAGCAGTAGTTTCATACTTCGCTTAATCAATATTGATTAATAAAAGAAGCACCTTTATGGTGCTTTTTTTATGGCTAGATTTTATCAAAATAAATATATTGATGAGCGACATAGGAACAAGATTTATAGGTTATACACTAGTAGACATAACAGACACCGGAGTTTATAGATCAGACTTTGACCAATTGCGTAGAAATCAACAAAGGAATTGGGAAACTGTATTACAAATACTAGGATTACGTACACAGCCGCAGGATATGGTATCTGCACAAACTTCAACTCAAGTTAATTTATCACTTTACAAGTTTGGAAAAAAGTTTACCGGATTACAAAATTGTTGGCAATTTATGTTTTATGTAGAGCAGCAAGATATATTTGGAGACATTAATAATCCTACTAACTTATTTGCACATGATTTTGATAGTATTCCAATAATAATCAACTTAACCGAGTCAGTGAAATTAGATTTGCCATTATTTCAAACTAATGGAGAGTTTAAAAATATCTATTTCGAAGTTTATTCCAATTTGGATTAAATAGCTTATTAGTCTCTTATTTAGGAGCATGAAAAGGAATTTATGGCAACTACGACAGAGCGACTAGGAATAGTTGAAACTAAGGTTGAGAATCTCAATGAGAAACTCGACGACTTAAAAGTAGACGTAAAAGATATGCACAACTGTCTAGATAAAACTAGAGATACCATTGAAGCAAAATTAGAAGTAATGTATCAAACCAGCTGTACTCAACATGCTGAAATGGCAAAGAAGATATCGTCCATGGAACGTCTTAAAGACAAATGGATGTACACATTTGGTGGTGGCATGATAGTATTAAGTTGGGCCACTGCACATGCAGATAGTATCTTAGCAATATTAAAATGAAAATCATTGAATTAACCAACAAAATTCGCATGCCGATTACCAATGAGGAGTCGGACGTGATGTTAAAATTTGATGACGGAGTTGGAATACTAAAATCTTCATTGGATCTGAGAGAGCAGCATCTTGCAGCACAGTTGGTTAATAAAGGTGCATTAATTAGAAAAAATAACAATGGCGAAATCAAATTCTATAGAAATATCAACAGTTGAACAGATGGTTGCTCAAGCAGTGTCTTATTTTAAGAACTGGAGCGAGGACGAGTTGTCTGATTTAATTGCAAAACAAACAAAAAGCAATCAAATGCCTTTTATAGCAGCCATTGGAAAAAACGGGTATGTAGTAGGAAACTATGCTATAAAGTTAATTGATAGCGATTGGTGGGAAGTGCATTACAGATTCAGTGATACAGTCCGTATTTTTAGCAGCAAGTTAGCTGCAATATGCTATGCAATTTTTAATCAAACCGGTAAAGATACAAAAGCAGATGTTATCTTAAAAAATGATACAGAAGTTAGTAAACTAACAATTAAATCTGAAAATTTCTATTTTAGATTTAAACAAGCACAAAAGAAGAAAGATCAACAAAAAATTGATTTATTTTTAGTTAGATATCAAGAATCTGCAAGCAAACTTACAATAGCCAAATCTAACTTAGAAAAAAGTTTAAACTCGGCTAAATATATTAAATTCTAGGAATTACTTAATATGAACCTCACTGACATTAACCCAATTGTAACATCTAAAAAAATGAACTCTATTATGAGTACACGTTTTGGTTATACTATTGATTATAGCCGTTTAAACTACGGCAAAGCATTGCATTTGAGCAATACTATTAATGAAAACATTAATACTATTAGACGTAGCTATGGAGCACATACTGCTGAAAAGAACTCTAAGTATATGGAATTGCTAATGGTTCGTGAAGGACTAAAAAAATGGATTGCTGAAAATCGTCAACTTATGGAAGGCGAAATGGGCAAGAGCGAAGCCATCCTGGCAGCTAAAGATATGGTTGACAGTATCCAAGACATGCTAGAAAAATTAAGCAAAATGCAAGTAGAACAGATGCCTGCGTTAATTGATACTATTCGTGACCAAATTGGTAATGAACAAGCTGATGCATTTAAAACTAGTGTCGGCCAACTGTTAACTGGAATGCTAGATTCCATGACACAAGCTCGCGAGCAAGCAGATAATGCAGCACGTCAACTTGCAGGCGAACAACTAGCCCCGACCGGAATGGCAATGGGCGGTGCTGACATGGGAGTTGCTGATATGGGTGCAATGCCAGCTGGTGAAATGCCCGGCGACGAATCCAGCGACATGGATTCTTTCTCAGCGACTGATGCAGCAGCAGGCGGAACCGAACCAGTTGGTAGAGAAAAACGTTAATGAGATTTTACGAATTTATCACAGAGAATAAATCTGACGGAGCATCAATTAATAATTTAATTGCGGCTCTTGAAACTGTGAGAGATCGTTATGCTGACACTGATGAAGAACCAAAGATACGATTAGATTCTTTAATTGGAATGATAAAAAATCTTCCTGGGTCGGAAATGTTCAACGTAGATTCATTGATGAAGGCCTACGATGACCCAAACAATACCAGTATCAAAAATCTAATCAGCAGAGTTAGAGATGATGATAGTGGAAACAAAATGGTGTACTTGAAATCTGAAATTGGTAACATCGACGATACAATGTCAATTGGCGATGACGGTGACGACGGAACATCAGCACATGACATGGACGGTAGTAACCCGCAAGATACTGTAAGCTCTATGTCAAAACGTGCATTGAATAGAAGATAACAAACAAAATTTATCAGTTGTCATAATATGATTACGTTAACTGAACAAGCATCAAACAAAGTCAAACAACATTTATCTAAGCGTGGTAAAGGTATAGGCCTTACTGTCGGTATACGAACTACAGGTTGTTCAGGACTAGCTTATGTTTTAGAATATATAGACTACGCACCAATTACTCGTGACTGGTTTAAGTATGACAGCCACGGCGTGACAGTTTGGGTAAACGGAAAAGATTCTGTTTATTTAAACGATCTTAAAATAGACTGGAAACGCGATGGTCTCAATGAAGGGTTTGACTTTATTAATCCAATTGAACGTGATCGATGTGGATGTGGGGAAAGTTTCAGAATATATTCAAATCAACGATAACAAACCCCCGGTTGTATTATTTTGTTAGCTGTGCTACTATAGCCTATATGCTAATTAATAAATTTAACTATGTTCCATTGGATAGAGGGTTAGTTGACGGTAAACGACATTATGTTACACCCAGCGGGGATCGCGTAGCTAGTGTCACTACTATACTAGACAAAACAAAACCGGCAGAATCTCGTATCGCACTTGCCAATTGGCGGCGAGCAATGGGAGAAAAAAAAGCTCAAGAGATTACAACCGAAGCAGCCAATCGTGGCACTAGGATGCACAAATATCTTGAAGATCACATCAAGGGCGAAACTCTTAAAGAAACAGTATCAAACCCTTATGCAAATCAAAGTCTTGTAATGGCTAAAAAAGTCATCTTGGCCGGGTTTGATAAAATTACAGAAGTATGGGGTAGCGAAGTTCCTTTATATTTTCCTAAACTTTATGCAGGAACGACTGATTGTGTGGGTGTACATAACGGCGACGAAAGCATATTGGATTTTAAACAAACTAATAAACCTAAAAAAGAAGAATACATTAGTGACTACTATTTGCAATTAGCAGCATATGCACTTGCTCACAATGAAATTCATGGTACTAACATACGCAAGGGTGTTATTATGATGTGCGTTAAACCAGATGAAATAGGACCAGGACAGTGGGGCGAACCGCAATATCAACAATTTATCTTAGAATCTAAGGATTTTGATATGTGGGCCAATCGTTGGTGGGATCGTGTTGCGGAGTACTACCAAAACAACTAAATACAGCAATAGAGGTGAAATCCAATGGCTGTAATACAAATTTCTCAAATCCAAGTTAGGCGTGGTTATCTTCAAGATGTTGGCCAATTAAATTCTGGTGAATTTGGCTGGGCACTAGATAAACTCAGACTATTTATCGGCAATGGATTATTGCAAGAAGGTGCTCCCTATGAAGGCAACACTGAGATATTAACTGCTAATTCTGATCTATTAGGATTGATATCAAATTACATATTTCGTGGGCAACTGGGCGGATATTCTATAATAAGTGGTGTTGACCCGGCTCACCCAACCGAACGCCTTATACAAGATAAATTAGATGATTTTGTTAATGTAAGAGATTTTGGCGCAGCAGGAGATGGTGTAGCAGACGATACACCATCAATACAACGTGCAATTGATGAAATTTACGCGAGAAGATCTATATTAACTCCATCTATTGCTAGACGTACAATTAGGTTCCACCCGGGGGTGTACTCAATTACGCAACCGTTGATTATTCCTCAGTATTGTGTTTTTGAAAATATAGGAAAACAAAGTGTTTTTATTATACAGCGTGGATTAAACGCTACTAGTATATTCAGAGTAACAACTTCTACCGGTATATCATATGCAGATCCGGGTAATACTTTAGATGAATTAAGCGAACTAGGTTATGTTGAAATGAATGGAATTACATTTCAGTCCGACATAGGTAATATACCATTGGGTATAATAGATTCTGCAAAAGTAGTAAAGTTTCATCGTTGTCAGTTTATAGGACTTGATGATTCTCCTGGTGCCGTGGGCCCTGGACGTTGCCTTACTATATCATCATATGTTGCCGAAACTAAATCTGTTTATTTTAATGAATGCGATTTCACCAGAAATAATATTGCAATTGAAATTTTAAATGACGTAGGAACAACTGATATCTCATTTGACAAATGCTCGTTTGGAAATATATATCAAGGCATAAAAATTACAAGCAATGTAGATACTTTAATGAGTGTAAAAATTACAAATTCAACATTTGAAAATATATCTCAACAGGCAATATTCAGTGACTATTCAGTGAATGGTGTGATCAGTTCAATGAACACTTTTTTAAATGTAGGAAACATGTACCTTAAAGAAGGAATACCTATTACTCCAGTAATTGAATTTAACGGAAAATATAATTATAGCATTGCAGATATATTTTCAAGAACTGAAGCAGATAACAAATATGCAGCAACCGTTGTTCACAACGGTGAATATAGCGTAAGTACGAATGCAGTCGAGGAAATGCGGTTTGGACATACATATCAAACAGTTGGTAAAACTGTATTAATGAACAATTCAAGTGTTAATTTAATTCCGTTAAGTGAGAAATTTAAGTCCGGAAAAGTTGACTACACAATCGAACGCGATGATGCACAACGAAGCGGTACTATACGATTTTCAATGAATAACACTACTAAAAAATCCGAATATCATGATTCATATACAGAAACAGATGCAGTTGGAGTAGATGTAACCGTAGAATTTAATTCTCAAACGTCACTAGATAAACCATATATAATATGTGTAGCAGATGCTAGGGGTTCATCTCTAGCAATGACATACGATGTAAAATCTTTATTTAATTAAAATTCAAACAATGTGGAATCTCAAGCCTACCGAACGGCTTCATGAGTGGAAAGAGTTTCGGAAAAAAATCAGCACGTTAGCCCTTGATGCTGCTGTAATCGAAACTAGTCATTTGTGGAGTTATGCTCCTTACGTAACCCATTATCTTGATCCTGACTTAATAAACGAATGGCCAGACCCGTGGACATTAGTGGATGAAAATTATTATTGTGACCTTGCAAAAACGCTAGGAATGCTGTATACTCTGTATCTATGCGAACATTATAATAGCGGAATCACCGATCTCGAAATAAAAATTTATAAAAACAACGGTAATCAAGATATCATCAATACAGTTTGGGTCAATGGGGGGAAATATATACTTAATTTCAAATTTGATACTGTAGTAAATAACAATCTACTAGATGAAAATTTAATCTTAACGCATTGCTACAATGCCCGTGATTTACAGCTCAATTTATACTAACATACTACAGGATTCAAATCAATGACACAAATACAAGTAATAAAGCGCAACGGACAAAGAGTTCCACTGGATATTTCCAAAATACAAAGACAAGTTGCATTTGGATGCAACGGGATAGATGGTGTAAGTCCATCAATGATAGAAATACGTGCCCAGCTGGAATTTCATGACGGAATGTCCACAGCTACAATAGACGAGCTGTTATTGCAATCGATGGTAAGTTTAATCGACGAGTCGGAAAATGCCGAAATTAATAATGTAAATTATCAATATGTAGCAGGTAGACAACGACTTAGTATGTTGCGAAAAGATGTTTACGGCATATACGAACCGCCTCGGCTGCATGAAATTGTAAAAACTAATATAGCAGCTGGTATGTATACTAAAGAATTGCTAGATTGGTATACAGAAGATGAATGGAATATCATTGATTTGTTTTTAGATCACCAAAAGGACGAAAACTATACTTTTGCGGCTATTGCTCAGCTATCAGAAAAGTATTTGGTACAAAATCGTGCCACTGGTAAAATCTATGAAACACCACAAGTCAGATATGCAGTAGCAGCGGCTACAGCATTCCACAACGAACCTGCAGAAACAAGACTTAAACTAGTTAAAGAATATTACGAATGCGCTAGCGATGGCCATTTCACACTAGCTACTCCTGTGTTGGCCGGTTTAGGTACAACCACTAAACAATTTAGCAGTTGCGTACTAATTACCTCAGACGACACACTGGATAGCATATTTGCTGCTGGTGAAATGATGGCCAAGTATGCGTCAAAAAGAGCCGGTATCGGCCTTGAAATTGGCAGAATTAGACCCCTTGGAGCACCAATTCGCAACGGTGAAATAAAACACACGGGTATGATACCCTTCTTAAAGAAGTGGTTTGCAGATTTGCGCAGTTGCAGTCAAGGCGGGATTCGTAATGCCAGCTGCACAGTGACATTTCCAATTTGGCACTATCAATTTGAAGATCTTATAGTATTAAAAAATAACCAAGGCACCGACGAAGTGCGAGTAAGACAAATGGATTACAGCGTAGTAGTTAATGCTATGTTTTGGCGCCGCTATAAAAATGGCGAAACAATGACTTTGTTTAATCCTGCAGAGGTACCAGACCTCTACGAGGCCTACTATAGAGACAGCGAAGAATTTGAAACCCTGTACTTACGATATGAACAAGATAAGACAAAGAAAAAGAAAGTTGTACCGGCAGCTGAAATATTCAAAAATGGTATCCTTAAAGAGAGGACTGATACTGGGCGCATCTATCTTGTCAATATCGACAATGTCATTAAGCAAGGTCCGTTTGACACACGGCTTGATCCAATATATCAATCAAATCTATGCCAAGAGATACTTTTACCCACCCGCCCTTTCCAGAGAATTGAAGATCCAGAGGGACGAATTGCTCTGTGTACTCTTGGCTCAATAAACTGGGGTGCATTCCGTAACCCACAAGAGATGCGTAAATGTTGTCGTGTGCTAGTTCGGAGTCTGAGTAACTTGTTAAACTACCAAGACTTCTTGAGCATACAAAGTAAATTAGCTAATGAGGAATTTGAGCCTCTCGGCGTTGGCATTACAAACTTAGCCTACTGGCATGCTCGTAAGAGTCTCAAGTATGGTACCCCAGAGGCACTAGCTGAAGTTAAACGTTGGATGGAACATCAGGCCTACTATCTCACTGAAGCCAGTGTTGAACTAGCACAAGAACGTGGTGCTTGCAAACGCAGCGAATTTACCTATTACGGTAAAGGAATCTTTCCATGGGAAAGGCGCAACCCAGGAGTTGATGAGTTAACTAGCTTTGAGCCTAGTATGAATTGGGAACCTTTGAGAGCACGTTTAAAACAATACGGCATACGTAATGCCACATTAATGGCAGTTGCACCAGTAGAAAGTTCTAGTATTGTGTTAAATAGTACCAATGGTATTGAAATGCCAATGGAATTAATTAGTGTTAAAGAAAGCAAAGCAGGATCGTTTGTGCAAGTTGTACCTGAATATAAGCGTTTAAAGAATCGCTATCAAATTATGTGGGATCAACATGATTGTGTAGATTATTTAAAAACATCAGCGGTACTGGCAGCATACATTGATCAAAGTTTAAGTACAAATACATTTTACAATCCTGAGTATTTCAAAGATGGTAAAGTACCCGGCACCCTCATTGCTAAGAATTTAATGTTAGCATACAAATGGGGTTTAAAGACTATCTATTATAGTCTAATCAATAAGGTAGGTGCAAAACATATGCTATCTGCCTCAACTAAAAAACTGTTGACTGAACCCGTTCTTCTCGAAGATGAAGAAAATTGCGAAGCGTGTGTATTATGAGTTATTCTGATAAAGTGATAGATCATTATGAAAATCCCCGAAATGTCGGATTGTTTGGAACAGATGATGATAACATTGGTACTGGCATGGTTGGTGCTCCTGCCTGCGGTGATGTTATGCGTTTACAGATAAAAGTAAATAAAAACGGTATTATTGAAGATGCAAGATTTAAAACATATGGTTGCGGCAGCGCGATTGCGTCAAGTTCGCTTGTTACTGAATGGGTCAAAGGGCGGACGCTTGTCGAAGCGGAACAGATTAAGAATAGCGAAATTGCTAGCGAGCTTGCCCTCCCCCCAGTTAAAATTCATTGTTCAATACTTGCGGAAGATGCGATTAAAGCAGCAGTAAAAAATTATAGAGAAAAACATGTCCAAAGCACAATATAACATTAGTAAACCAACAAATTATTTAAAACGCACCATGTTCCTGGATCCAGCCGGACCAGTAACTGTACAACGTTTCGAAGAAGTAAAATATAATAAACTTCAAAAGTACGAAGAACTAGCACGAGGTTTTTTCTGGGTGCCAGAAGAGATTAGTCTGACCAAAGATAAAATAGATCACAAAGATGCAAGTGATGCAGTCAAACATATCTTTACTAGTAACCTACTGCGACAAACAGCATTAGATAGTATTCAAGGTCGGGCACCATTCCAAATCTTTGGACCTGTATGTAGTTTACCAGAACTAGAAGCGTTAGTGTTAACGTGGAGTTTCTTTGAAACAAGTATTCACAGTAAGTCATATAGCCACATTATTAGAAATATCTATAGCGTACCCAAGGATGAATTTAATAAGATTCACGACACACAAGAAATCATTGAGATGGCAGCTAACATTGGTTGCTATTATGAGGACTTGCACATTCTAAATTGTCGTGCAGAATTAGGCGAAGAAATTGATCTACATACCTATAAGAAATCTATATGGATGGCATTGCATGCCAGCTATGCGTTAGAAGCATTGCGTTTCATGGTTAGCTTTGCCACTAGCTTGGCTATGGTAGAGAATAGAATTTATATTGGTAATGGTAACATTATTAGTCTTATACTTCAAGACGAATTATTACACACCGAGTGGACTGCCTGGTTAATTAATACAGTGGTCAAGGACGACCACGACTTTGTTGCTATTGCAGAAGAATGTGCAGAGGATGTTTATAAACTTTACTTAGAAGTAATCGTAGAAGAAAAAGCATGGGCTGACTATTTGTTTAAGAAGGGTGTAGTTATTGGACTTAATGCTGCAATTCTTAAAGACTTTGTTGACTATACTGCATTTACTAAATTAAAAGATATTGGTATTAAATATCTTGCCGATCATCCTAGAACAAATCCTATACCATGGTTTAACAAGCACATAAATATTAATAAGAAACAAACGGCACTACAAGAATCAGAGAGCACTAATTATGTTATTGGTGTAATGAGCGATGCTGTAGATTACGACGAATTGCCAAACATTTAATCAAGAACATGCTAACAGTATACAGTAAAGACCATTGCCCTTTTTGTACCAGAGCCAAAACTCTACTAGAAAGTAAGGGCGTAGAATTTGAAGAAGTCCGAGTTGACCTTGATCCAGAAGCAAAACAATTTATAGTAGATGCAGGACACAGATCTGTACCCCAAATTTATTTAAATGGTAAAATTTTTGTCGAAGGTGGTTACACCGGGCTTGCTGCATTAGACAATTCAGTATTTCAACAACTAAAGGAAAATATCAATGTTAATTGAAAAAAATAAAAACAAATATGAAGTCGACGATGTATTATCATTTAAAATGGTCAACGGCGACGAAATCTTAGGACGATTGGTTTCTTCGGACGACCAATTTTATGAATTAAACAAACCGTGTGTGGTAGTTACCAGTCAAGAAGGTATAGCATTAATATCTGCTATGTTTGGTATGGACCACGATTTAGAAAATTTGTTTATTAAAGAACAACATGTTATTGCTATGTGTCGTACCCATGACAGAATGAGAGAACATTACGAATCTATTATTGAAGGCGAGGAATAACATATGCCGCCTGTAGTACGATTAGGTGATGCAGACAATATGGGTGGAAAAATCATTGCTGGCGTGCCAAATGTACTTGTCAATAATAGACCTATTTGTGTTGATGGAAAACCAATAACTTCACATTATCCTTGGGTATTTCCGCATTCCAGTCCGGTAACAACCGGCGGCTTAAAATCGGTTATAGCAGGCGGGATTCCTATTAATTTACTCGGAAATCCCGACTCGTGTGGCCATACCAGAGTAGAAGGCAGCGATAACGTAGTAGGTGGATAACATTGTTGCTTCCTGTGTTTAGCAGGTAAATACTACTATGGCAATCAATCTGACACCAATATTAGCTATTAGTAACGCAGGGTTATTAAATGGAAAAGGCTTGGCCATGTCCGGCAATGTACTTCCTGCAATTAATAAATTCAACTCATCGCCATTTACTAGATTATGTAGTAGCACTTTAGGGCTTGCTGGATCAAATGTGCTGGTGCGCACAACATTAAAATCTATTACATCGTTCTTGACAGGAATGGTTCCTGACTCATTGATAGCCTCTGTACCTGCTAATTTATCTTCTAGTTTTTATTTTAATAATTTAGTTACTGATATTGGGATACAAGCTAACTTGGCATTGACCAATGGTATATCAGGATTGGTCGAAGCGTTGCCTGCTTTGCATTCGTCTTGTACTACATCGTTTGAACTAATGGGATCTTTTAATCAGCTGAAAAGTATTAACTATGCCGATCTTGGTTTTACTATAAACAATTACAAAGATATAACAACCGGGGGAGTAAATAGTCAATTTGATAATCTTCCCGGAGGGATTTCTAGCCCTGGATATAAAGCATTAGCTAACCAATTGGGAAATTTTGGCACAATGTTTGATGCTACTAAGTTAAGCAGTTTAGATGATCCAAGGATATTATGTCAGAGTCTATTAGACAATGGTTACATAATGATAAATGAACTATTAACAGCAGATTTGATTGATGTGTCAGATTTGGAAAATGCAGATAGTGCAGCAGTTTTGAGAACACTAACTACTATACGTGGGTTAGAGTTAGAGTCTGTTTTGTCTCTAACAAAATTTGTTTCGTATAAGCCATTGGAATCATTGGCAGATGTATTGGATATTACTAAGATTTTAAGTCCAGCAGCAGCAAATGCCGCCGGCGGATCGTTAACTAATCTTTCAAGGAAGTTAACTAATATTGGTGGTACTTTTAATAATTTTGAAGAGATAAAAACTTTATATTCTTCTATAGCCGATGCTACTATACCAACATTGGGATCACAATCAACTATCGGTCCCGATCATTTATTTGCTAATGCAATACCATTATTAGGTGATGGCACAGGAACATTTAATAATCCAACAATGTTCGACTTGCTAGGAGCATTAATAGGACAAGGATACGTTGATGATATAAATGCAATGGCCGACGCACAAACAGAAATTATGGCTAGTACATTGGGACAGGCATTATATGCAGCAATGGAATTGCTAAAAAGTAATCCCGGCAGTATATCTGCAATGGGACAAGTTACCACGGCAGCAAATAATTTAACTGCATCAGTGACAATGCAACCATTCTTAGTTACTAGTCAAGCAAATTTTGTTAGATCTTTTAATCGTTTATTAAAAGAAAGAAAAAATTTAAAAACTTTAAATTTGGATTTAGCTTCGTATCCTGGTAACGTCCAGGGCACAGTTGCGTTTGTTAACTCACTACATTCAATCAGTGACGATCCAATGAAACTATATTACCCGGATCTAATAAAAAAATTAGTGACCAATGACACATACGGAGAATCAATCTTAGCCGCTCTTGCAGAAGGACAAAATATTTCTTTGTTAAATAACAAAGGTATCCCTTCATATACCAAACTTGATCCACTTGCACACGCAACTCAAGTAACCAACCAGCTCAACTGTTAGCCACAATACTTGACTTCAGTGGTGTCAAATGTTACAATAATGTGTACATTAGTTGTAACACCGTAAAAGGAGAAATTATGAATAATGAAAATGTCGAAGTAGCAGACTTCTCAAAATTTCTGTCTATAATGATATCTGTGATATTAATGTGTATAGGATTAACTTATACAGCCTCTTTATTAAAGTGGACTATAGATAATAAGTTTGATCAACTAACACCGATTGTTAATACAGATATCACAGCACAGATGAGAGAAAAACAATTAGCATGTTTGGCTAAAAACATCTATCATGAAGCAGGATCGGAACCATTCGAGGGTAAAGTTGCAGTGGCGCAAGTTACATTGAATCGAGTGGCAAGTGGGTTATTCCCCAATGATGTATGCCAAGTGATTTATCAAAAGAATATATTCTATGAGAAAGTAGTATGTCAATTTAGTTGGTATTGTGATAGAGAATCATCATTTAAACCAATGAATAAAAAAGCATACGAAGAATCCATGACAGTGGCTAAAAAGGTTCTATTAGAAAATTTTAGACTACCCGGTTTAACTACTGCTATGTATTATCATGCGGATTATATAAATCCCGGTTGGAAGAAAGAACGTATTACACAAGTCGGTCATCACATTTTTTATCGTTAAGGAAATTCATGTCTATCAATTCAATTATTAAATTTGTCAGTCAACTTCCATATATTATGTGGAATTTTTTAAATGATAATCTGGCTAAAATTAGTTCTCATACATTAGGATGGCTTACAATTATATTATTACATTTAGCCAGCATTCCCACTTTGCTTGCAGTATTGTTAAGTAAAAGCGATCAATTACCACCAGTGGACTTAATGTTATTCGTTTGGAGCGGATTAATTACATTATTCTTCAAGAGTTTAATTGAACGTAATTTTCTTTATATTGCTACCATATGTTTAGGATTTGTAGCACAAACAGTAATTATGAGTTTAATTCTATTTAAATGATTAACTAGTGCGATAATTGTCTAGTAATTTAGTATTAAATACCAACAAGCAGAAGGAGCATATTATGTCAAAAATGTCTGAAAAAGATATTAGTCAATTGGAAGAGTCCGAAGCAGAGTTTGGTGATTTAGATATCGGCGAAGAGGATTATGGATTTTTAATTGACAGTGAGGGCAATTTAAAAACAGTATTTGGCCCTACTGATTTATTTGAAGTTGCCCCTAAAACTGTGCTGAAAATATTAAAGATATTTGGATTAGATGAGTCGAGCATTACTAGTAATAACGTGACGTTACACTAGATTACACATATTACCCTGTTGTTTTTATGCAACAGCTGAAATAGCCCAAAAACCCCACAAAATGTTGTAAAAAAACAACAAAAAAACGGTTGACAAACGGGCAGATTTCGGCTATAATACATACATGAACAGCACAAAAGTAACCCGTAAACGTCGTCAAGATACCAAGCACGTTGTCTATGTAATCACTAATACAGTGACACAAAAACAATATGTTGGTATCACAGTTTGCGGTCAACAAGTTCGTAAAGCCCTTAAAGTTCGTATTCAAAAGCACGTTCGTCGTGCGCTGACTGAGAACAAAGATTGGGAATTGTGCCGTTCAATTCGTGAGCATGGTACACTTGCTCACGAATATGGTATCTTGGAATTTGTGCGTGGACGCAAACCTGCTCATGCTCGTGAGCGTGAATTGATCCGTGAGTTTGCACCTGCACTTAACAGCCACTAAAAACGGTTGACAAGTTGCCCAAAATCCAGTATAATACATACTTAAACAGCAAAAAGGAAGTTATCATGAGCTACTACATTATCGCCCGTAACACTGGTCTTATTGTTAGTGATGGTCCTAATCGCACTCGTAGTTACAAAACTTTTGGTGCTGCTCGTGCCACCCGCACTCGTCTGTGTAACAAGTCGGGTTGGTCAATTGATGAGTTAAGCATTACTGATGTTAAACACTACCAGCCGCGCACTGTGACTCGCAAGAACTTGATGAGCGGCATTGAATATCAAGAAGATGTCAACACCCCCTTGTGCTGCTCGCCAGCTAGCGAAACTTATTGGAGCATGTGATGATTGAATTTTTAGAAGACGTACTACTCTATGTTCTGCTACCAACAGTAGGGGTCTTTGTCTTTTCTATAATTGTCTTTATTATTGTAAATATTATTTTTTAAGGATTTAATATGAACGAACGAATTAAACAACTGGCTGAACAGGCTAATGTGTTGCATACAGAGTTTTTTGATAATGAGTGGGAAGTAAAAAAGTTCGCCGAGTTGATTGTGGCTGACTATGCTCAACAACAGGTGCAGGCTAATATGAGTAACCCAGCATATGCCCAGGCTATGGATGAGTATTATGAGAAAAAATGGTCTCACCGTTTTGATGACTAACACAGGAGTTGAATAATGAAAAACATTACACCACGTACTTTTAAATTTGATGTTATAGTTTGTGAAACTGCCGATGGCCGTATTAGTAAAAAGACTGTCGGAGGACCCTGGATGCAGTTGGCCAAAAAAATGGTTAAAAATGGCACAGCCAAGTTAACCTGCCACGGCGGCTCTTTCATTGGCTATGGTAGCTCTTATGATTATGGTTATTATCGTGACAGCTACACCGTAACGGAGATTGTATAAAATGACACGCTACTACGACACAATCGCTGAGTTTGAACGCGAAGGCTACACCATCATTGTGGACAAATCATATGAAGACATACACCCCAGCGATCTCTTTGACGACTCATGCCACAATATTAAAGAGATCTGCGACAAGATTGATCGCGGGGACTACGACTGGTTCATGCTCCGGGTTCGTGTACTGGTCGAAGGACTCGAGTTGGCTGAAGAGTTCCTCGGCGGATGTTTATACACAGACGCCAAAGAGGTCCTTAGTGACGGGACTGCCGAAGACATCATTGATCAGGCTATGACCCGTGCTCAAGGGCGGGTCTATGCATTGAGCCGCAAGTTCACAGAGTTGAGCTACGCACATGACGCGGTGTCTGCCAATGAGCAATATTAATAATACCATGCGTCTACCAATTTGGATAACGTCGTTGCCCAGAATGGACAATTGGGATTATCATTATAACAATCTGTTAGCGCAACATAATCAATATGATTATAAACCAGGTAATAGTCTTAAAATTGATGATCCTAGTAGGGCCTGGGATAACTTATACAATAAGTTTTTAGAACGGACTCAAGAAATCTTGGGCCCTTTGAATGTTCATTGGGATCATCCAAAACAAAATAAATTTTGTTGGCTTTATACTGCAAATAAAAATCATTACAAAGGCGGAATACATCATCATCTGAGAAGTTCTACTATTAATGGTGTGTATTATTTTTCTGTTCCTGACAGCAAAGATTATAATGATTCGGCAATATCTTTTTACGATGGAAATCAGAATGAAATATGGTCGTATAGGCCAAGAGAATTGGATTTGATAATCATGCCCAATTACTTACATCATCAGCCATTGCCGTCCAATAGTGACAGGTATAGGTTTTCAATTAATATGGAAATTGTCTGCGATTGGCCAGAAAAATTTGGACCCAATTTAGCCATTGACAATTTCAACTGGACTATGTTATAATGTCTATGTTAAAGGATCAAATATGATTTGGACTATTGTGTTAATTGGTGCAGGGCTGTATTCTACTAGCATCACGTATGTAGGACAGTTTGACCAACCAGAAATTTGTGCTAAGGCAGCACAAGAATTCAAAGCTCAAAATATTAAAGCCGCTTGCGTACAAATACCAAAACCTGCAGAAGTGCAAAAGAAATAAGGAACTATTATGGACAAGCCTTGGCACGTAATTAATGATCTTGAGGTTCATGCTAGTCGTATAAATAAAGAGCAGATAATTCAAGCTCAAGCAGAGTGGGGCAACAGTGAGTTCTTTCATGGTTGCCGTCTAGCATTAGATCCAATGATTACTTTTGGGTTAAAACAAATACCGGAAAAAACAAATGAAGATGGCCCTGGGCTGGATTGGGATAATTTTAGTCTCATTATTACTGGTTTCGTTAATCGCAGCTTTACCGGCAATCTCGCAAGGGATACCGTTCTACGCATGATGGCCTCGGCCACAAAGGCCCAATGGAATGGTTGGTATCGACGTATCTTAATCAAAGACCTGCGAGCTGGTTTTGGTGAAAATACCGTTAACAAAGTTGTGGGCAAGAAGTTTGCAGAATATGCAATTCCTGTTTTCAGTTGTCAGCTTGCTCACGATAGTGCCAATCACGAAACCAAAGTTGTTGGCAAAAAGATTATCGAAGTCAAACTCGACGGAGTACGGGTTCTTACTATTGTGTATCCCGACGGGCGTGTCGATCAGTTTAGTCGTAACGGCAAAGAGCTGGTAAATTTTCCGCACGTGAAAGAGCAAATTGCAAAAATTGCACATTCCTTTGTTGAGCCCATGGTGCTAGACGGTGAAATCATGTCGGGTACTTTCCAAGACTTGATGAAACAAATCCATCGCAAAAGCAGTGCCAAGGCAAATGATGCTGTGTTGAATCTGTTTGATGCTTTGCCCTTGTCGCAATTTGAATCAGGCAAAAGTATCACAACACAAGAACAGCGTAGTGAATGGCTCAAGGGCTGGTTCACTGCACACGAAACTCAGTTGCCCAATGTAACTGTGGTAGCACAAGAATTAGTTGACTTGGATACTGCGTTAGGTCGGGCACGTTACCTAGAGATCAACAAACAGGCTATTGCTGGCGGATACGAAGGCATTATGCTGAAAGATCCTGAGGCCGGCTACGAATGTAAACGTAGTGTAGCATGGTTGAAACTAAAACCTTTTATTGAGGTATCACTGGAGATAACTAATGTTGAAGAAGGCACTGGTAAGAATGTGGGACGACTTGGAGCTCTTGTTTGCTCCGGTAACGACGAAGATCGAGATGTACGAGTCAATGTTGGCAGTGGCTTTAGCGATGATCTGCGCACTCAGCTATGGGACGTTCGTGATAGTGTGCTTGGTCAAGTTGTTGAAGTAAGAGCAGATGCTATTACACAAAATCAAGACGGAACTTACAGCTTACGATTTCCACGTTTCCTGCGATTCCGTGGCTTTGTCCCAGGAGAAAAAATTTAATTACAAAGGAATACAAAATGACAATAGAAATACCAGAACATAAATCCGCAGAAGAACGAAACAAATGGTTGCGTAATATTCTTGCTACACGTACATACGAAGTCACCTTTACTAAAGTTGATGGAGACAAAAGAGTAATGCCTTGTACCTTAAATACAGATCGATTGCCCTCCTCTTATGTGCGAGAAGCAAAGGCTAAACGAGAAGCCAACCATGAAGCTCTCAGCGTGTTTTGCACAGACAAAAATGAATGGCGCAGCTTTCGTGTAATGAATGTAATTGAAATTAAGGAAATACAATGACTGACAAAATTATCTCGTACACCATTAAATGGAAACAACCCTATTCACTAAAACAAATTACAGTTGATCCCGAAGCCCTATTAGAGAAAAGCGGATATGTCGAAGCACTAGAAGTTATAGACCGTATTAGGAAAATGAAATGACTACAACAAACAAATCTTGGACAGTTACAGTGGAAGAAGCAGATGATGGCAGCGGCGATCTTGTTATGCCTCTCCCGCAAGAAATGCTCGATCTTCAAGGGTGGAAAGAAGGCGACACATTGACTTGGATTGACAACAAAGATGGCACTTGGGCAATTGCAAAAAAAGATCCAATTGATGTCAACGAAGTTGCCTAGCCAGGCGTTATATATATGTACAGCAAAAATCTGTACATTAACTAAAAGGAAACTTATCATGAAATCAATCGTAACTTTAATCGTTGGCCTAATTGCTGTATCTGCTTTTGCCGCAGAGCCTGCAAAAACTGCTGCGCCTGCACCTGCTGCTAGTGCCGCTGCACCCGCTGCACCAGCAAAATGTGATCCTGCTAAAGACAAGACTTGCAAGGTAGAAGCCAAGGCAACGCCTGTCAAAAGTGAAGCACCTGCTGCCAAGGTCGAAACAAAAACTGCTGAGCCTGCAAAGAAGTAATCCGGACGAAGTAGACGACGGTGACAATGATGGATATAATGACACTGATATTCATGTTGGATACCGCAGGCCGGAACTTAAAGTTACGGTCTGCGATGGTAGCTTGGACCAAAGCGACCTTTCAGATTACGTCACTGTCCGTCTAGCAGTTGCTCGCGCACGGGCAATGGAAAGATACCGTAAAATAAACGGATAACAAAAGGACCGACGGTCCTTTTGTTATGGTTGCAATTTAAGCAAATATCCTATATAATATGTAAAAATGCAGTCTACTAGAAAATCTTCTTAAATAAAATATGCACGATGAAGTCGAGTACAATATGGAAGCAGACATAAAGTCATGTCTGTGGATGGTAGAAAAAGTACGTGGTGATAATGTGTATGCGCAGAATCTCTATGCTGCATTGTGTAACAATGATTTCCAGCGTTTAGAAATGTGGCCTATACTAAATAATCAAACTTGGCATTGCAGCTGGAGATATGCCGGTGGTGTTATTTCTGACATACAGTGCAAGGGTGACTATCTGGATTGGTACTGTAGTGGTATACAAGAGGTTGATTCAGACATAACACCGGCAGAGTTAAACAATCTCACACTTGAACAACAACGTATAAGGAAAGAGTTTGAGGCTTATGTGCCAGAAGGTAAAGTAACTGATGAAATTCTTAATGATTTACATCAACTAGGTTGGACAGTAATAGAGAAAAAAAATGATTTTAATTCATGATGAAATAGAAGAATGTTGGGTATGGGTGGAAGCTAATAATCACAATGTTGAGTTAAGTCCACAGTTTGATTTTGAAAACGATGCCATGTTGTGGCGTACCCGTATGATTCATATTTTGAAAAAACCGGCAATGTAAACGGCAAGATTGATTGTTGCATTGTGTAACAAAGTGTTATATAATACCTGTATGCTAATTAAGTTAGCTACTTTTTAAAGGAAAAAAATAAAATGGCTTTTACTACACTATCAACAACACAGAATCAATTCTTGGAGAGTCACCTCCGCGGAACCGGACGTTCGCTCAGCGCCAAGCAAGCAAACAGTCTTTATGGTATTCGTAACATTCGCGCACGTATGACCGAGTTGCGTCAAGCAGGACTTAAAGTTAGCTGCAAGCCCAACACCGAGGGTCGTGGTGCTTATAGCGTAAGCGCTCGTGATGTTAGTGGCAGTCGCGCCACAGTTTTTGCTTAATTGTAAAAAAATGTGACCAAAAAGGCTGCTCTTGCAGCCTTTTTCGTTTACAATACAGTATGACTACTAATGCTTTTATTTTTTCGTGGGATAACATGGGTATTGAATCCATTATTCCTATCTCTCAATATGAACATTTTGATCAAGAGAATCTATTGAGAATGATTGCCAGTGAGGATACTGTAAGAAATCCATTAACTAGTATTGTTCAAAATTTGTTACTTAGAGCCAGATTTAACACACAACGTCATTATGAAATCTATGCTATCGATTGTACTAAAGAAATGGATGAAGCGTTTTGGAGAGAACAGTGGGAGGAACACCCACAATTTACAGCAGAATTGATCAGAGAGCGTGGGCATAAATTATATAGTGATCGAATAGAAGCACACAAGGTTAAGATAACATGAAAATTAGTTTAGTATCAGATTTACATTTAGAATTCGGCTACCAAGAATTACCCGGTGGCGAAGTACTCATATTGGCTGGCGATATTGCCGAAGTCAAGAGTATTAAAAAACATCACCACAGCACAAAACTTATACAAGATACCCCAGACACCTTTTATCGTTGCTCGGAGTTCTTCAAGTGGGAATGTGAAAAATACGACCAAGTGTTTATGGTGCTTGGCAATCATGAATTTTACCATTCGAGATTTGATAAAACCTATGATGAACTAAAAAGCATCCTGCCCAAGAATGTCACCTTGCTAGAAAACGAAATAGTAGAATACAAGGGCGTTATGTTCATGGGTGCCACATTGTGGACCGACATGAACAGAGGTGATCCTATTACTCTTTATACAGTAAAAGATTTCATGAACGACTATCGTACAATCCAAAACTTTTATCCTGCAAAAAATCTGTATCATAAGCTGACTCCCGAAGACACCGTAAAAGCACATCGCTATACTAAAGAATACTTTAAGTTAATGTTATCTGAACACCGGGACAAACCGTTTGTAGTTATCACACATATGGCTCCTAGTTTTGCTAGCGTCAACGAAAAATACATTCGTGAAACCACCATGAACGGGGCTTATGCTAGTGACCTAAGTGAGTTTATCCTTGATAATGAAAACATCCGTGTGTGGGTACATGGTCACATGCATGATCCGTCGGATTATATGATTGGCAATACCCGTGTAATAGCCAATCCGCGTGGTTATGTCGGGCACGAAAATATACGTGGATTTAATCCTGACTTTTACTTTGAGATGTAATATGGTAACACAAACTGATCAGTTTCTGCAAAGAGATGCAGACTTACCTAAACCCAAATATAACTATGGGGATAGAGTATTTGCACGTTTAGGCAAGATCCCGCTAGTTGGTATGGTAATACGCGAAGTGCAAGATACTGTACTAGTACACTCAGACTTGCCACTTAAAGTAGAAGAACAAGTGAGATATATAGTTTCTGTGCCTATTCAAACTGTATCAATTATGGTAGAAATAAAATGAACGACCTCATCAAACAACTTGAACCACAATGTTGGGAACACAATGAATTTGGCCTTAACTTTAATTACGAAAAGTTTGCCAAATTGATTATTCAAGAAGCAGGAGAAGCATTTTGGTCAGAAGCCTGTAATGTTAGTGATTTAGCCTACGAAGAATACTATCGCAATAGAAAGAAAATTAAACAACATTTTGGAGTTGAACTATGATAGAAATTTTCATACCTGTATTGTTTATGTGTCTAAATGATAATTGTAACTTTATGCAATCGCAGTCTGTTTATAAATCAGAAACACAATGCAGAGTGTCAATCGATAATCAAAAAGCACATATGATAGAAGTTGCCAATCAAGCCGGACAACCTAAGATGACTATCTTAGAAGGCACTTGTATTAATACTAAAATTAATAGCACAGGAAAACAAATATGACCTTAGAAGACTATGTGGATTTTCTTGAATTACAAGTCAATCCTGCTTTTGTTGAAAAAGTAAAAACGTGGCCTGCGGATACTAAATTGTATGTATATTTGCATAACATACAATTAGCACATATGTCAGAGTTTAAACGACTACTCGAAGAACATAACGCTAAATGATAAAGAAACGTATGATGGCTGACAATAGATGGGTAACCGCCATGGCAACACAATGGATAGATGAAATCAACGTGAAACGCATTGAGACTGGCTATGCCGACAATCAACCCAAATGGCCCTATTGGGTTCGCCCATACAACTACGCTAGACCAGACTGGCATGAGATGAGTCTGTGGATGCTAGACACATTTGGGTGATTCAAATTGGCTCAATGAAAATGCTCTTTGGGTGGGCAGTGATTACAAGTATTGGTTCCGTCGAGAACAGGATCGCACTTTGTTTTTGTTGAGGTGGTCATGAATTTTGAAGAGTTTGAAAAAGAACTTGTCGATGTATTCGAGCGAGATTTTAGAATACACGATCAAGGTCTAGTAGATGGTTGCACATGGTTTACAGTGTCATGCTCACACAAAGCATCACTGTGGTTGAGAAGACAAAGTCGAGAATTGTGGCACGAACATATCCAAAATAAATGGGATGTGATTCATAACACGTTTGATGTACACGAAACTCTCTATACTTTGTTGGTATTGAAATGGTCGTAAAAGATACTTTGATTGTTGATTATGGAACCAAACGAGTCGAGATGCCCTATAAAATTGCTCAAGGCGATAACTGGCTTGAAGCAGATCATTGGTGTACTAGGACTTTCAAATTTGGCGAACACCTTAGATCCAACGGTTATTTTTACTTTGCAAAAGAAAAACATCTAATGTGGTTCTTGCTGAGGTGGGATTAATATTGTCCACTGACATAATGGCAGTATTTAAACACAGATTGTTTGCAACTGTGCCTAATGAATTAGGGCTTGGATCACATTTAATAGTGTTAACCGACATCGAGTTCTGGAACAAGAATTACGACGAGTTAATCGATTGGTGCAAGTTATATAGTGTCAAGCCAGCAGGTATGACTATACAGTTTAACAGTGAAGAACAAGTTGCATTGTTTATCCTACGATGGATGTAAAAAATCAAATAAAAGCATTAAAATCTGCAATTGATGCAATTATTAACATGTACCATCACAATCAAACACCAAAAATAATTTGGCATGCATTACCAGGCAAAAAACTAAAAGCCACTTGGGAACCAGAATACCAAGGGCACACATACGGTCTTAAAGAATCAGACATGGATCCAATACATGAATGGTGTCAACTAAATTTACCCGGATCAAAACGTTTGAGTTTTGATACTTTTATATTTGCTAACGATCAGCAAATTACCATGTTCTTACTGAGATGGGCCTAGCAAATTTGTTGTATTTTTACAACAAAATATAAATAAAAGTTGACGCCCTGGGTAATTTAGCATACAATACAAGCATTGTTAGTTAGTTAGATTACTTTTTTTAATCTTTTTCAAAAAAAGTTAAAAAGAGGTTGACAACAGGACTAAATAAACATATAATAGACACATACGCAGCAATAATGTCGCGTATGTAATTTAAGGAAAATTGGAAAACAAAATGCAATCAGCAGTTAGATCATATAAACATACGATAGCCAAGCTCGGGCAGATGCCTTCATGCTGGTTAGCGTTTAATAGTCTGTCTAATGATCGCACACCAGAGGGCTATATTAGCCAGGGGTCCCAGGAGACCGTAGTGTAGTAAAAATACACTCTAACTCCAAAGGACCCCAGGACTAAACACCCTGGGGTTTTTGTTTTGTGATTGACGAATAGTGTGAAGTATTCCAGTAACGCGGACTGGTCCCTGCACTTTAAACATGGGGAGAACGGGCGGCCTAGAGGATGGATTCTCTTTTGTGAGATGAAAGATTCTAGCGTATTAAAGCATTCTCTAGCCGAAAGGTGACAAGTGGGTACGTACCCATGTAGAGTGCTTTAATACACGCATTGGCAACAGTGCGTAGAAAATTTTGGAGGCGTGGCAGAGAGGTTGATTGCACCAGACTGTAAATCTGGCCCGTAAAAAGCGCGGTGGTTCGAATCCATCCGCCTCCACCATATTTCGGGGGATTGGTATACTTGGCTAACACACCTGGTTTGCAACCAGGAGCAAACGGTTCGAATCCGTTATCCTCCACCATATAAAAACATACTTTCTGCGTAATGTAAATCGTTGGCAGCGTAGTGGTTGGTGTGTTTCTATATGGTAAGTTTTAGGTCTCAAAGTGTTCACGGACGCACACGACACTGTCACTGTCGAAGAAGGGGATCGTTACCCCTTGAGACCGCCAAGTTATGGAGAAGCGGGTGCTACGGCATCTGTTATCCACCAAGTTATGCGCTGGATTGACATTGCGAGTTGGATTTGAAGCCAAACGCAGACAGGTTTGATTCCTGTCAGGTGCACCAAGTTTTAGGATAGCAACAGCAAACAATCCAATTTCACTTTTAATGAAAAAAAGATGCTATCCTGTTTTATTATACTCCGGTCGTCTAGTGGCTAGGACGCCAGCCTTTCAAGTTGGAGAAGCGGGATCGAAACCCGTTCGGAGTACCAAGTTTATGTACATGAGCCCGAAGATTGAGGGTACCGTTAATTGAGACGGCGAAAGGCAATTGAAATGATACCCATGTACGCCAAGTTTATCCCTGCGTAGTGTACTAGTAGCACGACGCCGTATACACGTAAGCAGTAAGCGCAATTCTTACTCGCAGGGGCCCAGTTTTGTAAGTGTTAGCAAGAGAAGTCACGCTAGTAAGGTTTCTTCGAAGGACTGAGCTAGTAAAACGTGAGGGTTCGATTCCCTGAAAATCTCAACAGGCGAGAACACTGGAGGACTCCCAAGTAACGTACCGAGACCTTGCCGGCCTTGTATAATAAGGTGAATGGTTCCGATAATATGGGCGGAACTACTTACAAATTCAATAAGTAAGAATCAAGTGGAAAGCAAGAGCCACAAAGTAAACACTGCCGGGTCAGGAAATGTGTCCGGGACGTATAGGCCGCGCAACCTATACAAACAACAGTGGGGTAAGAGCCCTCATAACATCTCCAGAAATTTATTCCGCAGTAGCTCAGTTGGTAGAGTAGAAGACTGTTAATCTTTTGGTCCCTGGTTCGAGCCCAGGCTGTGGAGCCATTTTTAGGATACGAACAGCAAACAATTAAATTCAACGTCTAATTGAAAAATAAGTATCCTGTTTTATTATTGGGGTGTCGCCTAGTGGCCTAAGGCAACGGTCTTTGAAATCGTCATCATGAGTTCGAATCTCATCTCCCCTGCCATATAAGAACACATTCACGGTTGGGATACCAGCAACTGGACGCAGGGGCTATCCTAAAGAGCAGGCATGCTTACCGAAAGCTGGAAACGAGTGTGTTCCTATATGGTGACCATAGTGTAAAGGTTTAGCACCTCGCTCTGTGAAAGCGATAGAATGGGATCGTTCCCCATTGGTTACCCCAAAATTTAGCCGCGTAACTCAGAGGCAGAGTAATCCCTTGATAAGGGATAAGTCGACATTTCGAAATTGTCCGTGGCTACCAAATCAATGCGCCCGTAGTATAATGGAGAATACTCTAGGCTACGAACTTAGTAATGGTGGTTCGATTCCATCCGGGCGCACCAATCACGGAAGTATGGCTGAGCATGGCTTAAGGCAGCAGTCTTGAAAACTGAAGGCTCGAAAGGGTCCGTGGGTTCGAATCCTACTACTTCCGCCAATTTATGGAACGGTCCTATAATGGTATTAGAGCAGATTGCTAATCTGTCGCTCGGCGTAATCCGGGTTCTCGGTTCGAGTCCGAGTCGTTCCGCCAATTATGTATCCCTGGTGTAATGGCAGCACCGCGGTCTCCAAAACCGTCAGTCAAGGTTCGAGTCCTTGGGGGTACGCCAATATAATGTGGGGATGGCAGAGCGGCCCAATGCAACAGTCTGCAAAACTGTAAATCCGCGAGTTCAAATCTCGCTCCCCACTCCAATTTAGGATAGCAACAGCAAACTAAAAATCTTTTCTTGAACAAAAGCCAAAAAATGCTATCCTGTTTTATCATGCAACCTTAGCTCAGTTGGTAGAGCGCAAGCCTGAAGAGTTTGGCGTCCCAGGTTCGATCCCTGGAGGTTGCACCAATTTGGGAGATTATTATGGTAGTATTACTAGTGTTAATAATTTTTGGTGCATTGTATTTTATTATGAGAAAACTTTAAAGGAAAAATGATATGAAACGTTCAGCGAAACGATAGTGTCATCCTAGACCCCCGTATGGTCCTGGATGGCACGTAAAAGAAAATATTTACGAATCCATCCACAGCAAACTTTGCTGGCGAAGTCCGGCCTCTTAAGCCGAGAGAGCCCAGTTCGATTCTGGGGCTGTGGACCATATGGGGGTA